AGGATTCCAATTTCGCATATAATCTACAGCATCTTTCACTGTAGGGAAGTTGGCGAAGGTATTGTAACTACCGTCGATGTGCTTAATTACTCTTACGTCATGGGCTACATTAGTCATATTATTTGTTCCTTTCAAGAACGTTGTTTTATTGTTTGTCATGTCTGTATTATAACAGGTTATTGTTGTTTTGTCAATAGCAATCTCTAATATTTTAAAAGAAAATCACCTATTTCTCCAATCCACCAAACTATCGAGAATGTCCCGATAGCAAGAATAAGTAAGCCACCACCAAGTCCAAACGTATCAAAAAACTTTTCCATTTCTTCTCCTTTATTTATTGCTTAACTTCTTATATGTTAAGTATACTATATTTATCGGCACTTGTCAAGGTAGTTCTTTAGTTTTTCCCATAAAAAAGGCAAAGTATTTCTCCCCCTCTAATGGGGGGTCGTTGGGCTGCCCAGCAAGAGGTGTCAATATTACAATCGGTGACTGTCTACGTAATATTATCCGAATTACCGTGGGTGGTACGAGCATCAGGTTGGAGCTATGTATAAAAGTGGTTGTTTGATTTTAAAATTTTGACCACCCTTATTATAAAAGTGGTCGTTTGCCTAGAAGACCCCTTTGCTAATAGCCTTCCTAATCTTTCTTGATTTTTTTAGATATTCATAACCGTCTTTAAAGAACTGTTCTACATCTTCAATTGACAGATCCATCTTGCAAGAGTTTTCCCTACGGCTTATCCACCAAACATTATCTATCGTATATCCCTTGCTTGAATCTATTCTGTCTAGAGACGCTATATTATCTTTATTGTCCGACGGACACTGAGCTAACCCGCTACCAACACCCACTTTTCCGGGCATAACTATAGCTTTGCCGCTTATACCACTTTTCTTTTCCTGTTTCTTGTACAGTTGGTCCACGAACTCAGGTGTAATATCAAACTCAAGCCCTCTTTTTTTTGCACCACACTTGATTCTACTGAAATGCCTAGCATTAATATCTAAAGCCTCCCATCTGGCATGTTTTTTATTCTCGCACCCACAAGAATTTTTTATATTAGAATTATGATGATGATTTTTTAATGATCCAGATGTTTTTTCACATTCATTTCCGCAGTCACACTTACATAGCCAGAGATATTTGCCCAAGTCCTTTTTTTGCTCGTCTATTCTGATTAACTTCACAGGCCTTAGCAAATCAAACTTCTTACCCTTTACATCTAGTGCCGGAGGTATATCTTCACGAGCCTTCTTTATTTTGTAGTATCTTCGGCCCCTATTAAATTCTGGTATACTAGCACCTAGTGATTTTGCCAGCTCTTTATCATTCCTTGCTTTAACCCACTTGTTTTTATCAAAGTCCCAGTATCCCGACCTATAACATTTTAAGTAAGTTTCTTTTGACAGCTTAGGTATATAGTTTTCCCTTTTAACCTCACTGTTATATTTAGACAAGTCTATTGAATTCTCTTCTAGTACTTTTCTCCTATTCCACATAGCCGTTGTCTTCTTTATATCAAATCTATTAGCTAGGTCTTGAGGGCACAACCTTTCATTAAGAATGACATCCTTAAACTCTTGCCATCTATCTTTAAGTAGACTAGGTCTGCCACATACCCATCCCTCATCAATCTTATCCTGTTCACTTGATGTTTCATACCAAGTGTAGAAGCACTCTGTAGAGCAGAACTCCAATCCCGTAGAATTAGGCTTATAGTTAGGCTTTATCTTTTTCTTGCCACATTTATGACAAGTAATTTCATTAGCTTGACTCATTCTGATAAACCCTTATTAACAACTCCACATATTCCCCGTCCCGGCTTCTTTGTAATACCTAGCTTCTGTCGTACTTTTCTAATAGCATCTAAGGTAACTATTCTTCCGACATGAGCCGTTAAGTAATCTGCCATCTCCACATCCTTCATAGCCGCAGCATTCGCCCGGATAAAGTCTTTTTCATCTTCGCTCCATTTTATATTCATTTTATCTTCCTAAAAGTGGTTGTTAGTGTATATAATATTGTATATGCAATAAATTGTTTATGTTCAAAAAAAACTGGAGATTATAATGGACGATGCTGATTTCGTTAAGTCTGAACTAAAGGTAACTGCCACCCAAGAGCTTGAGGACGAAGTAAAGGCAGAGCTTGAGGAAGAGCTGGAGGAAAAGTCTATTGCCTCCCTCTTAAACAAAGAGGATGAAGATGAAGAGAGTAATAAAGATCAAGACAGTCAAGAGGAGGAAGAAGACAATGATGAGGCTTAAAATAGTTTATACAGGAGACCCTACCGAAACAAAAGTAGTCGATTCTGCTACAGGTGAAGAGGTTGGTGGAATACATGCTATTGAGGTAAGTATTGATGCTTTCTCCGGATATGCTTCTCTTATCTTACAAGATTTCATTCTAGAAGCAGATAATATGGAGGGAGATATTCTTGATCCACAAGAAGCTGCCCAGTGATGCAAATGAGATTATAGAACGTATAGCAACAAGACTAGGACAGAAGTTCAGGTTCGGCTACCATACCGTAGAGGATATGAAACAACAAGCATTCTTATTTGCTTGGGAAGGCATTGAGGAGTCTTGGGATCCAGAAAGGCCCCTTGAAAATTTTCTTTGGATACATATCAGAAACCGCCTATACAATTTTAAACGCAACAACTATGGTAGACCAGAAAAGCCATGTGACTCATGTCCACTGTATGTTAACAAGGAATGCACTAAGTTTGATGATAAGTTAGACTGCAATCTATATAAAGGATGGACAGATAGAAACGCTGCCAAAAGGAACCTCATGAGCTCTTATAGTACTATTTACGAGAAAGAGGAAGAGTCAAGTGCACTCGATGATCTTTTCACCCGTGACATTGTAAACCTACTAGATGATGAATTGCATGTCCAGTTTAGAGAAGATTGGATAAGATTCACTAATAGTTTAAGACTTCCAAAAATAAGAAGAGAGCGGCTTTTACAAGAGATAGCTACTATATTAAAGGAGAACGGCATTGACCCCAGCGAACAATAGTACAGGAAGAAAGAGGGGGAAACTCTCAAACGGCGAAATGGATTACATTAGGCAGAATTGTTTTGATTTGTCTACTGAGGAGATAGCGGAATTTCTAAATAGGACAGAGGGTCCTGTTCGGCGATTCATTGACAAGGAAAATCTTAAGGCGAGGAACATGACTGATGATGAGCATTTGCTAGTTCATATCAGGGGGCGATATTACTATCAAGAACTTAAGAAGCAGTTCAGCGATGGAGAGATCATTTTCTTTGAGCATCAGTGGATTGATTATTTCAAGCAGTTTGGGGAGGATGTTACCCATACGGAGGAGATGCAGATCTTAGAGGTGATTAGAACCGAGGTTCTTATTAATCGTGGAATGGAAGACCGGAAGGAAGTCATTCAAAACATCAGTAGATTAAACAAGCTTATTGACGATGAAATTCGTAAACCTGAAGCTATGCAGGACACTCAGGCTATCGCAAGTTTCCAAACGCAAATAGGCGCTGCCTTCGCTTCTAAATCTGCTTATATTAATGAACATGAAAAGCTTCTAACTAAGAAGGAGCGGTTGCTTAAGGACTTGAAGGGTACTAGAGAACAGCGTAAGCGAAACTCGGAAGATGCTAAGACAAACTTCTCATCTTGGTTAAAAGAGCTTGATGATTCTGAGGTTCGTAAGCGTGAGGGAATGGATATGGAAGTTAATAGAATTGCGGCCAACAAAGCAGTAGACGAATTAAAAGAGTATCACGAATATGAGGATGGTAGCGTAGACCAACCTTTCTTAAATGCAGACACTATTAAAGATGAGGAAGAACAATGAGCAAGAAAGCAATTGTAACGGGAGCGACTGGACAAGATGGTTCTTATTTAATAGAATTATTATTATCTAAGGATTATGAGGTCATTGGACTTAAAAGGAGAACGAGTACTTCAACCTTAGAGAGGATTAAGCATATTGATTCTGAAAATCTAAAGATTGAGGAGTTTGAGATATCTGACTCTGGTTCTGTTTATTCTGCTGTGGAGAGACACAAGCCAGATGAGATTTATAACCTTGCCGCACAATCACATGTAAAAACTTCTTTCGATCAGCCGAATTATACCTTTCAGGCGAACACAATAGGTGTAATAAACTTTCTAGAGGGGATTAGAAGATTCTCACCAGATACGAAGTTCTATCAGGCATCAACAAGTGAGATGTTTGGTAAATCAGTTAGTCGAAACAAGGTTGATGTATGGGGTGAAGAGAAGTGGGAGACATATCAGGATGAGAACACCGTCTTCCAACCACAAAGCCCATACGCGGCAGCCAAGCTAGCCTCACACCACATGGTAAGGAACTATAGAGAAGGATACGGGATCTTCGGTGCTTGCGGCATTTTGTTTAATCATGAGAGCGAAAGGCGAGGAGAAAACTTTGTTACCCGAAAGATTACTAAGTGGATAGCGGGCTTTGTAAGTTGGTCAGAGTCAATAAGTTTAGACGGAGACAAAGACTACACCTTTGGAGAAGATAGCATCTACAAAGGTAGAGACGAGTTCCCGAAGTTAAGACTTGGCAACGTAGACGCCTACAGGGACTGGGGACATGCCTCTGACTATGTTAATGCAATGTGGCTGATGTTACAACAGGAAGAGCCAGAAGACTATGTGATAGCGACAGGCGAGACATATAGCGTTCGTGAATTTTTAGATAAGGCTTTTCAATATGTTGGAATTTCTAACTACGAAGATTTCTTTGTAATTGACCCAGAATTTTATCGTCCTTCAGAAGTTGAATATTTAAGAGGAAGACCAGACAAGGCAGAAGCAGAGCTTAACTGGCAACGAGAAATTAGTTTTACAGATCTTGTACATAGAATGGTGGAGAGTGATATCAATGGCGAAGAGAAAACGGAGAGGGTGGCGCAAAAGGTCAGATTTATTCCATAGAGGTAGGAATTATTCAGATCCAGCATACGCAGGTTTTAGAAAATCAGTTCGTAAGAGAGATGGTAGCAAGTGTCAATTCCCCGGATGCAGCTCCAAGACTAGACTCGAAGTCCATCATATCAAGAAGTGGGCCAGTCACCCGTCTATGAGATACGATATAAACAATGGAATAACACTATGCAAGAAGTGTCATAAGATGACGCAGGGCAACGAAGAGATCTATGAGCTAATGTTTTTAAAAATTTTAGAGTGGAAAGCTTTACAGAGATTGAAAAAAAAAGATGAGTAGATTTAAAGTCATACGTGATACAAGAGAGAAGAAGGGCCATGGCTGGTGGTTCGAAGAAGATGCCTATTGCATTGGTACTGACGTTACCAAAGTAGACATAGGGGACTATACTATTGAAGGCAAGGAACATCTCCTTTGTATAGAGAGGAAAGAGAGTGTTTCTGAGTTTGCTGGCAATTGTGGGGAAAAGAGATTCTTTCGGGAGTTAGATAAGATGCAAACCTTTCCTCATGCCTTCCTTCTTTTTGAGTTTCACTGGGCAGACATAGAACGGTATCCTCACGGTTCAGGTATTCCCAATAAGATGTGGAACTCTTTAAAAATCAAAGGGAAATATATGGATAGAGTAATCTCTACTATACAGATAGAAAGAGGAGTCCATGTAATAGCCTGTGGGGATAAGAAAAGAGCAGAGAAAATAGCCTACCTAATAATGAGAAGAGTACATGAGCAGTATGAAAGATAACACTGAGATTTCTATATTAGACATAATAAATGATAACGATAACGCTTGGTTAGGAGTTACGGAGAACGATCTGGGCGATTTCAAAAACCCAATGGAAGACATGACCTCATACCAGAGAGAGAACCTACATCTTTATATTCTTTCTATAATGAAAAATCCAGATTATTTTCAATGGACAGTAAAGAGGCTCTTCAATATTGAGTTGCTTCCAGTTCAAACAGGTATACTAAGAGAACTATGGAGAAGAGCGTTTCCAATGTATATCGCAAGTCGTGGTTTTGGTAAGTCCTTCTTGCTGGCCGTTTATTGCATATTGAGGTGTACTTTAATTCCGGGCACTAAGATTGTTATTGTTGGAGCTGCTTTTCGTCAGTCTAAAGTTATATTTGAATATATGGATACAATATGGAGAGGCGCTCCTATCTTGCAGAGCATTTGTTCAGACAACAGTGGACCCAGAAGAGATGTGGATAGATGCACTATGAGGATTAATGATAGCTGGGCAATGGCAGTCCCTTTGGGCGATGGTAGTAAGATTCGTGGTTTGCGTGCTCATACGATTGTTGCCGATGAATTCAATTCTATACCTACTCATATTTACGAAACTGTTGTTGCTGGTTTTGCTGCTGTATCTAGCGATCCAACTCAGAATGTTAAGGATGCAGCTAGAAGGAAGAAGATGAAAGATGACGGGACTTGGGGAAAGGCTATGGAGGAAGAATACGGAGACAAGAGAGGTAACCAATCTATTATTTCAGGAACAGCGGGATATGCCTTCGAGCCATACGCTAGCTACTGGAAGAAATACAAATCAACGATTCAAACAAGAGGAGACTTTAGAAAGGTTGCAGAACAGATGGGCGAAGACCCAGATGAAATCCCAGACTATATGAAAAAACTAGACTGGAAGAATTTCTCTGTTACAAGACTACCCTACGAGCTTATCCCCGATGGGTTCATGGATGCTCAGCAGGTCGCTA